AAGAGCCTACTTCAGAAGGTGAATTAAAAGAGCCTACTTCAGAAGGTGAATTAAAAGAGCCTACTTCAGAAGGTGAATTAAAAGAGCCTACTTCAGAAGCTGACTTTTCAAATATTAATGAAAGCACTGGAGAACTTAATCCTATTAAGTCTTCCGAAGAAATTCAAAATGAATTAGATGCACAAAAAGAATTAGAAATGTTAGAAGAGCAAAAGAAACTTCGTCAAGAACAAGAAGAAGCTTTAATTGAAGATTTAACTGAAATTAGTTTAGAAGATGAGCCTCCTTTCAATTCTGTTGAAATGACGCCTGCAAATTGGAAGATTCATCCTACAGACGATGTCAATTTAATTATGTGTATTAATAGTATAACTAATCGTCAATTTGAAGGTACTCGAAAGGCGTTTAATATCCTGTTAAGAGGTTAATAATGACTATTAAAGCAGAACAAACAGAAAAAACAGTTGGTGATCCACTAGCTGTTTATAATACAATGATTAGAACTTGGCAAAGAAACCGTGCTGTGTGTCAAGGTGAAGCTGCTGTTAAAGATTTAGATTCTACTATAGATCCTGCACGTTTTACTAATTTGTTAATTCCATTTTCACCTTTGATGACTCAGCAACAATTTAATTTCTATAAAGCAGAAGCTGAATTACCTGGTATCACTGCTGAATTTTCAAAAATGCTAATTGGTGGATTACTTCGTAAAAAGCCTCAAGTAAAATTACCAAAAAATCTCCCTAAAGAAGCTCTTGAATGGATTAATAATAATTTTGGTGAAGATGGAAGTAGTTTAGCTGCTTTTTTAGATTCAGTATTATGGGAAGAAATTCAAACATCTAGAGCTTGGATTCAAGTTGATCATCCTTCTGTTCCTGATGATACTACCTTAACAGCTGAAGAATTAGCTAATAATTTTAAACCATATCCTATTATAATAAAAGCTGAATCAGTAATTAATTGGCAAGTTAAAAAAGACGAAAAAACTGGAGTTCAAAAGCTTACTCAATTATGCGTTCGAGTCTATGAAGAAAGCTTTGTTAAAAATGAATTTCATGCAACATTAGTTGATACTATTTATGTACATGAATTAGTAGATGGTTTATATCAAATTAGAAAATTTGTTTCAGATGCACCAAGTAATACAGCTGCAGCTTCAGAAGGACGCATCAAAAAGAATCAAGTAAATGCTGTTCCTACCTTTAAACTTGAAAAGACAATTACCATGATTAAAATGGCAGGTAAACGTCTTGAATTTATTCCAATATGGCCTTTGAATGGACATATAGATATTACACCTCCACTACTTAATTCAATTATTGATAAAGAAATTGCTCTTTATAATAAAATAAGTCGTAGAAATCATTTATTATATGGTGCAGCAACTTATACTCCTTATATCTCTTCAGATATGTTACAAACTGATTTTGAAACAATTGCCGCAAGAGGTTTAGGAACTTGGTTTCAAATTGGTAAAGATGATAAAGTAGGTGTATTAGAAACACCAACTGAGGCTCTATCAGATATGGAAACTGCAATTCAAAATAATATTTTAGAAATAGCTAAGTTAGGTATTCGAATGCTTACTCCTGAGACAGCTCAATCAGGCGTTGCATTGGAATTACGTAATGCATCTCAGACAGCAAAATTAAGTACTTTAAATATGAAGATAAGTACTCAAATGAGTGCTATAATTACTTTTATGTTAAACTGGCGTTATAATTTACAATTAAAAATATCTGATGTTAAATTTACTTTATCTGATGATTTTACTCCTGCTGCTTTAGGTGAAGATTGGCTTCGCTTAATTACTGAGTGGTATGAATCTAAATTAATTAGCAGAAACACTTGGATTGAAGCTCTTAAGCGTAATGATATTATTCCTCCTGATTATGATGATGAATTAGAAAAGAAAGCTATAACTGAAGACGAAATTGTAACAGGAAATTTAAATGAAAAATCTGAAAATTTTACAGAAATTTTAAAGAAAATTAAAGAATCTGAAAATGATGATGAAGATTAAAGTTGTATTTGTTTACTAAGGAACCTCTATCATGTCCAGTAATGCTAATACTGCTATCTATGATAAATCAGTAGATAGAGCAGCTATGATAAGACTGTACGAACAGAGTGTTGCTAATAAATTAAACACTACTGTTGACAGTCATAAAAATGATGTTACAAAATTAGTTATTAAACATAAAGGTAAATTAACTCCTGAATTTAAAAAAGATTTAATAAAAGAAAATGACAAATTTAGTAGTAATTTATATAATCAAAGTTCTCGGTCACTACTAGATCTGTTTAAAGCACAGACAGATTATATGTTTGGTTCTTTATCAAATGTAATAGGGAATATTTGGACAACTAAAAAGCCTGCAAGAGCTGTAGGCGAAGATATTGTTCTTAAAAAACCTTTATACAATAACATTGTATTAGAAAATGGTTGGAAAAATATTACTAGTAGTGAAAGAAAAAGAGTTGAATTATTAATCAGAAAAAGTATTTCTCAAGGTAAAACAGAAACACAAGTTGCTGAAGATATATTTAAAAGTAAAATTTTTAATATAACAAAAAATCAAGCTTTAGGATTATCTAGAACAGCAATAACATCTGTTTATGCACAAGCTGATCATCAAATATATGAAGCAAATAAAGATGTTTTAATTGGTTGGCAATATGTTTCAGTACTTGATAGTAGAACTTCTGATACTTGTGTAGCTAGAGATGGTAAAATATATAGAGTAGACCAAACAGATAAGTTACCACCAGCTCATTGGCATTGTCGTAGTACTACAATTCCTATAGTTAAAAAGTATGATGATTTATTATCTTTAGAAAATATTGCTCAAATAAGAAAAAGAAATCTTAAAAGCTTAACTCAAAAGCAAATTGATTTTTATGATGGACAAAGTCCTTTAAAAGAGTCATATGATGCATGGCTTAGAAGGCAGCCTCAAGATATTCAATTAAAACATTTAGGAGATTTAACTAAATTAGAATTATTTAGAAGTAATCAATTAACACTTGATCAGTTTTCTATTGATGGTCGAGAACTTAGTATTAAAAATCTTAGGCAAATTACTGAATCTAATTATGGTGTTCCAGGAGACACTAGACGATTTGTGCTTGCAAAAGAAAAATTACAAACTATAAAACTCGGCGCTAGTAGACCTGAAGACTTTTATACAGATGATAATTTAGTTAAGTCTTTAAAAGACTACTACTTACTGCAAGCGGGAGAATTAGATGGTATATTGTCATATACTAATTACCGTGGTGCTTTGATTCATACTAAAAGAGCTACTAGACAAAGAGTTTTAAATTCACCACCTACTGAAGATCAACTTAAATTCAATCCTGTAACAAAGCAGTATGAAGACTCAAGAATGTATCAACCTTCACCTGCTGCTTTAAATAACAATTTAAGATTAGTTAATGAATCTGATGTTTTAAAAGAAGCAGATAAAGAATTCATAAATAAATTCTCTGATTCTCTTGAAATGAGTATGGGTGTTAATGAAAGAGCTGTTGTTGTAGATAATTTACGTATTGTTTTTACTAGGTATCGTAATAATCTAGAACCTTGGAATAATTTTAAAGCTGTATTAAATTCACAAATTAAGTTTGATGTAATGAATACATCAGATTTTATTGAAACACAATTAAGACGTGATTCTAATTTATTATCTAAATTAAGTCAAATGGAATACTATGACACAGTACTTGGTGCTACTTCTCTTGATGACTTAGGTGAAAAATTAATTGATAATATCTTTGAAATGAGAGATTGGGAATACACTCAAGCTCCTAAGATAGCTAGAAAATTAAGAAACATATTAGATGTAAAAATACCTTTAAAAATTAAATTAAGACTTGATGATGCTGATTTAAAAGAGTTTTACTTAAGATTTGCAAGAAGATTATCATTAGCTGATAATCCTGACAGAGATCAGTTTGCAATTGCTTTAGGTAGAGATCTTTATAATTTAGCTAATTATAAAGGTAGTAGAAATGAATGGTATAAACTTGGTGTTAATATACTTGATGATGCAAAAGATAAAGGTTTTTATGAATTAGAAACCTTTGGTGTACAAAAAAGACGAATGAAGTCTAGAATTGGTGGTAGATACTTTGGACCTTATTATGATGCATTAAGTATTAACATTAGAATTGTAGATAAAAATATATTAAAGTACGCAGAGTTAAACCGTAAAGTAGAAGTAGGAATGAGAGTTCCTGTTACTGATAGAAAGCGTGCTTTATATGTTAGACCTGGTTATAAAACATATTTTACATATGACAATAAAGACACAGGTATTCCTATTATGTCTCATGATTCAATGAGTTATTTCCCTGTAGAAATGATAGATGATGATATGGCTAATGCTCTAAATTGGGCAGGTCAATCAGAGTTTAATGTTGATAAAGACTTTTACAATTTTATTGAAAAGCTTTTATTCTTTAAAGATGATAAAGGCAAGGCTGAGTATTATGATAATTTAAATCATTATAGAAAGCACATAACTGCACGTGGTGATTCCTATGAACGCTTTAAGACAATGAAGTGGCTTGTAGATAAAGATCAATCTTTTTCAAACAACCCTTTCTTAGATCATAGAAGTCGTATATATGAGAGAGGTTTTATTGGGCCACAAGCAGGTGAAACTTTTAGACCATTTTTAAGTACAGCAAAAACTAAAAAGTTTAGTGTAGATGAATTTTATAATCTTCAAGATCAAATAGGGTCTTTTTTAGGTGGATTATCTGATGAGCTAGAAGGTCGATTTAATTCTCTTTCTGTTTTAGGTAGACAGAAAATTGCTGAAAAATGGAGAGAAGAATTAATTAAAATTGGCAATCATATGCGCAGAGCAAAGCCAAATGATATAAGAGCTGTACTTGAATCTAAATTAATGTTAGAAGTAGATGGTGAAGATCAAGGTAAAGTTCTTAGATTTGCAATAGAATTAGCAAAGATAAACGACTATCTTGAAGGTAACTTTAGCAAAAGCAGTCTCGTTAAATTAAAGGATTATAATATAAGTCTTGCATTAGAACAAGATGCTTCTTCATCTGGTGCACAGATTATTGCATTAACGACTCGTAATAAACAATTAGCAGAACTGTCAAATGTCATACCAACAAATCAAAAGAAACGTTTATATGACGAAATTGCAGCATCTACTTTCTCTGATCCTCGATTTCAAAAATTAAATGAGCGATTAGGTTTAACAGAAAAAGATCTTAGAAAAGCTTCAAAAGCGCAAAATATGGTTACTTTCTATGGAGCCGGTGAGAGAACTGGTGTATTTAATGTAGAAGGTAAGTTATCTAAGATATTAAGTAAAAATGATGGAAGACTTGTTGTTAAAGCTGCTGATAGAGACACAGTTTTAAGTGCTATTTCAGCTAGAATGGCTAGATACCAAGATCTAGATCCAGAAATTTATGACGAATTAAAGTCTTTAAGGCAAGATGTAAAAGATATATTTAACAAAGGACTTAAACCTGGTGATGAAATTATAAGTCAATTATACTTTTTAGATCCTAAGACAAAAGACTTTGTTGAAAAACTAACAAGACAATATGATGATATAGTAACACCTGAAGATTTTGCTTTAATTGCTGGAATTATGTCTGAAAATTTAAGACAACAAGTTCCTATATTAAAAGAATTCACAAGATTTTTAGGTAGACTTGCAGAAGATTATGTTATTAATACTAAGCCAAGTGAAGCTTTCTTTGATTGGAAGGCAATTTCTAAATTAAAACTATTAGGTCCTGAAAATAAAGGAAAGAAATTTCATCCATTAATTGCTGAAGTTCTAGGCTTAAATCCAAAAGAACCAATTACAGAGAAAATACTAAAAAGATTTTCTTGGTGGAATCCTAATAGCACTTTTTCAGATTTATTATTTGGTGTAAAAGAATCTAAATTCAGAAAAACAGGAGCAAAGTTTGGTGAAGTAGAAATAGCTGGTCTAATTAAATTAGCTGAATTTCAAACTTTATATCCAAACAAATTACCAAAGAATTGGACACAGATACCTTGGGTTAATTTTGATGGTAAAGTTCTTGAACAAAAGTTCACACAAACATTTGAAGAAAGACTGCGATATAAAAACGAAGAAGGTCAATGGATTACAAATATTATTCAAGTTGATCAAAAAACATCACCTAGCTGGTGGGAAGAATTGATTAATAAAGATAACAAAATTAATGATATTGTTGATGCTCAAAAAGCTAGAACTGCTTATGCTGTTAATGGTAACCATTCCAATGACGCAACTTTAGTCAAGCAGTTTCACTTATGGGGTAAATCAAAGAACGTTTCTACTGCTACAATTCATGATGCGTTCTTTACAAATGCAGCAGATATGCTTGAAGCAAAAAGAGCTTTAAGAAAAATGTATGCAGCAACAATCTCAAAAAATATTATCAAAAAGACACTTGATGAAATGTTAGCGAGAGGTCTTCCTCGTGAGTTATATGATAAATATCTTAATGAAGCAATAGATATTGGCTTAATACCTGTTCCTGGAAGATCTAAAATAGGTGGTAGGTTAATGACTATTGAAGATATTTTAACTGAAGAAGATATCTTAAAAGAATTGCCAAAAGATTTTAGTAGTAATTTTTCGTGGTATGGAATCGGTTAGTCTTTTGTAAAGATTAACTACTTGAGTTGTACTCAAACTTTTGAGCTGTGCTCGGAGATAAATTAAAATGGCTGATGATGATAAAAAGGATGATGAAAACAAAAAGACTGATGATAATAACAAGAGTCTTGATGTTAACAGTCCTGAAGTAAAAAGTGCAATTGAAGCTGCTGTTAAAGCAGCTATTACCGATGCTAAGGAAAAGCTTGACAAGGCTTATCAGGCTAGAGATGATGCTGTTAAAGCAACTAAAGAGCTAGAAAGAAAAGCAACTGAAGAAAAGCAAGAACAGCTTAAGAAAGAAGGTAAAGAAATTGAAGCCTTAAATCTTAAGATAGAAGCTCTCACAAAAGAGATTCAAACTTTAGTTGCAGAAAAAGAAGAATTAGTTGTCAAGAATGTTTCATTAACTCGTGATAACGAAGTTCAAGGCTTTTTAGTTGGTCAATCTTTTAAGAATGATAAGTCATCCAACTATGCGTATAAAGAGATTGTATCTCAACTTATACAAGATAAAGATGGTAAGTGGACCCACAAGACTGGTAAATCAATTAAGGAATTTGCAGAAGAATATTGTAAAGATCCTGAAAATGCCTTTTTATTCAAAACACCTGTAAATAGTGGAAGTGGTGAAAACAATGGTAAGCAACCACCTCCTGATTCAAAGAAATCTGGTACTATTTCAGGCTTAAGTCAAAAAGAAGTTATAGATTTAGCCCGAAAGAAGACTGGAAGATAAAAAGGATTTAAAATGACTGCTATAACTGATCTGGCCGGTGCTGATGATTATGTACTTCAAGAAGCAATTAATATGTATGCTGATGAAGCATATACTAATGCTAAGAAGTTAGTTGGTACTGGTATTGTTGGTAGTAATGATAAAATTGATGTTAATACCGAAACGTTTATTGGTCAAATTCGTTGGAATAAGCCTTTAAGTCCGGCAATTAATGTTGCGTCTCTGACGGATTCAACGAATGGTACTAAGACTAGTCATTCGCAAGAATTTTTACGTTACATCAAGACAGTAAGAACGCATGGAGCTGAAAATGTTAACATGAAAGCTGTTGTAACTCAAGAAGATGGTTTAGCAAAGATTGGTCGTGATTTTGCTGAAACGCGAACTCAAGATGAACACAATGCTCTTTTAGCTGTGCTTAAAGGCGTTGCTCTTTCTGAAGCTCTGAATGGTTGCGCAGCTGGCTCTAGTCTTACTGGTCTTGGTGGTCAGACTTTTGATAATGATCCTTCCGATGCTAGGTATGGCTTCTATGTTGACTTAGGTGCTAATAAACCTGTTGTTGATGCTACTTCTGCTATTCAAGGCGCTGCTCGTGCACAAGCTTTCTTGAATGCTGTTGGTATGGCTTATAAGGATTATGAACCGCCTTATTTTTATTTAATTACGTCGCCTGAAGTTATGGCATCTTTCCGAGCTGCTAATTTAGTAGATTCGGATCGTGTTACTGATGGTATGACTGAATTTAATACTATTTTCCAAGGTAAGTTCAGACTTATTCAAACTCGCGCTAATCAAGGTTTTTCGGGTGCAGAACTGATTAAGCTTAATACTGGCGCAGGTATTGATATTGTTGGTACTAAGACTTCCTTTATTGTTCTGCCCGGTGCAGTTGCAATGGAAGCTCTTGAAGTGCCACTTCCTACTGAAATTGAACGTGATGCTTCTTCGTATAAAGGTGGTGGTACTACCACTGTTTGGTATCGTTGGGGTTATGTTCTCGCGCCTGCTGGTTATGATTGGGCTGGTGCTGAAGATGATTTCCCGACTGACGCTGAATATCGCTTTGCAATTGAAGGTGCTACTCCTAAAGCTCTTACTGCTGTTTCTTCGGGTACTTTAGCTAGCACTCAAGGTACTTGGACTCGTAAGTTTAGCTCGGCATTAAGCCTGGGCATTCTTCCAGTCTTTCACAATTAAAGGCTAAGATATGGCTCTAATAAAGGGTACAAATTCTTATAGTACAGTAGAAGAAGCTGATAGTTATTTTGAAGATAGATTAGATGCATCGGCTTGGGTGAATGCTGATGAAGATCTCAAAAGTCAAGCATTAGTAACTGCTACTAGTATTCTTGACAATCGTAATTGGATTGGTAGAGCCATATCTCAAGATCAACTTCTTGCTTTTCCAAGATCAGGTAATTATTTTGATCCGAAAACGGGTTATAACATCAACTTGTCAAGTGAAGTTCCTAGACGAATTATAAAAGCTTGTCAGGAACTCGCATATCATTTGATGAATAATGATGGATTACTTGATGAAACTGACTCTATTGAAAATATTACAGTAAGTACAATTAATCTCACAAACATTCAAAAAGCTAATTTAATTCCTTCTGCTGTTAAAAATCTTATAAGACCTCTTGAATCAAACAGTAATTATGCTTGGTGGAGATATAATTAATGTCTTATAAAAATACAGTAAAAAGAGGTATAAGAACAGCTTTTAGAGCTATTGGAGATTTAAAAACTATTCAAATTACTGAAAACATTATTAATAAAGATTTTGATTTTAGTTCAAAGCAAGTTAATAAAAGAATTAAAAAGAATCAATTAGAAGTAATTTTAATTGAAGATAAATTTGAATCAGATAAAGATCAAAATACTGTTCGTACAATCGAGCTATTAACTATCACTGAAGATTTTGAAAGTGTAAGCCCTTTTTCTGAAGTTACATTAAGTGGAAGTAAGTGGATATTATTACCTGAAAAGACTAATGATGGCTACTTAACCACTTTCTTTATTTCAAGGAGTGGTTAATGGGTAAATATTTTCAAACACAAGATGATATTTTCTTTATATTTGATTCAGAAGATTGGAAAGCAGAAAATATTAAAACATTTCCAGCTAATTATTCAGGAAATGCAAAAGAATTTATTAGAGTTAATATTGTATTAGGAGATAAAGGAGTAAATCGAATATCAATAAGCGGACAACTAATTATTGATATTTTCACTAAAGCTGATGAAGGCCCTGCAAAAGGTCATCAGTTAAGTGATATCCTTGATTCTTTCTTGGAAAACAAAAGCAGACAAGTTAATAATACAACAACTCAATTTTTCACAAGCAATATGACACCTCAAGGTAAGGATACTCTAAATCCTTCTTTGTTTCGGTATCAATATGTAATACCTTTTTCACACTTTGGAGTATTTCAATGACTCATATTTCTTCTATTGGTGCTGGTATTTTCTCGAGTATGGCTGTTGCAATGGCTTCGACTCCGCCTACTTTTGCTACTCTTGACAGTCAAGCTGAATTTGAAGCTCTGTTTGATGTTTTAATTCAGTCGGCTGGTGGTACTAAGGCTGCAGGCACTTTTATACAAATCAAAGATGTTCGAGAATTTCCTGAACTTGGTACACCGCCTAATATTGTTAATGTACCTGTTTATGGTCAAAAGTCTTCACAGCAAATTCAAGGTCAATCTGATGCACCTAATATCGAACTAACTCTTAACTATGTTCCGGCAGAGTGGGCTTCTGGTACATTGTTAGGTGATGCTGTTGGTGATGGTAATCGTTATGCTTTCCGTTTTGCTCTTTGTAATTCAGAGCCTGATGGATATACTAGCGATGCAGCTGGCCTGGGTAGTGTTGAAAACACTGTTTGGTATTGGGTTGGTAAGATCGAGGCTCTTTCTGTTAGTCCTCAGTTGACTGATGCAAATACTGCAACGGTAACGATGTCGATTCAATCTGCTTTCTTTGGTGCTTATACCACGGCAGCTGTCTAATAATAAAGGTAAACTAGCTTTAGGGCTGTTTTTAAACGACCAATTGGTGGCCTTACTAATAAAAGGTTTTATATGACAGAAGAAAATAAACCTTTTTCAAAATCATATGTTTTAAGAACAACTGCAAAGCATATGCGTAAGAATATTGACATCAGTATTCGGAAAACTTTTGAAAGAATAAAAGAGTTTGAAGGAAATGTCGAAAAGAATCATGAGTTGTTTGAAACATTAGCAGTTCTTCATAAAATGCGAAAAGACTTAGATGCTTTTCAAAAGGCTTATCAATCTGACTTTAAAGAGTCTTAATTTAGGAATCAAAATGTCGATCAAAAATCTAGTAGGCAAGCGTATCACCAAGCAATACTCATTTATGGGTGAGAACATCACTATTAGTAAGCTTACTGTTGGTGAAATTGAAGCTATCCAACGTAAGAGTAAAGAAAACGAAAATAAAGCAAAAGAAAAAGCAGCTCAACCTGCTATTGTTGGAGCTGATGAAGAAGTTGATACTTCTAGTTTAGAAATGCTTCGATTTGTTATTGAATTAAGCTGTCCCGAATTTAAAGAACTGTCAAGTGAAGAATTTAATAGTTTTGCATTAGAAGAACTCTCAACTTTATCTGAAGAAATTATGAATTTCTCTGGTTTAGGTGACAAGGGAAAGTAACACTCTCTCGTGAGGATCTTGAGATTTATGAGATAGCATTTCATTTAGGAATGCCTGTTTATCTTTTAAAACAAGAGATGCCTCACGAGGAATTCAAGAAGTGGCAGTTATACTTTGAAAGTAGACCTGTTGGTTGGAGAGATGATAATAGAGTTATCCCTCTATTAAATGCTTGGGGTTCAAAAGTTGAAGGTCATAAGATTTTTGAGTCTTTAGCAAAAATAAAATTAAACTCTTCTTCTGAAAATTCAGATTTAAAAGATAATGGATTTAATGTTAATTCATTTAAAAATTCTGGATTATTTTCTAAGCTTCTTGGAGCTAAAGGTGGAGATAAATTGGAGTTTTTAAAATGATTAAAATAAAAACTAAGTTTAATAATAACTTGAAAAAAGATTTAGCAAAAATAGTCAAGAAAGATAGAGTAGCAATTGAAAACAAATTACTTAATAATTTAAAAAATGCAACACCTATAGATACTGGTGAAGCAAAAGCTGGTTGGGTTAAAGAGACTAATGGTGATGTAACTAAGATTATTAATAATGTAGATCATATATCTATTTTAAATAAAGGAAATTCAAAACAAGCGCCAGCTTTGTTTATTGAAAAGACTTGTTTGTCTACAGAAGGTGTGCTAGAAAACGGCATAATAGTTTCATATAAGCAGTGAGCCCCGTTAAGAAACATTAACGGGGTTTAAAAATAGGAGAAAGGTTATGACTGGTTTAGTTATTGATGTTAAAAGTCGCCAGGCAGAAGCCGAGAAACAATTAGATAAAATTAATGCTCAAATAGCTAGCATTGGTAAAACTGCTAGTAGTGTTGGTGATAGAGTTTCTCGTGCTTTTAAAGGAAATTCTTTTAAAAATATTGAAGTTAACACTCAAAAGAGTTTAACAAATTTTGAAAAACTTGAAAAAGTTAGTAAAAGCGGTTTTAATAATTTAGATAAATCAGCAAGCAATATTAGTAATAAATTTAATAGTTTATCTAATTTAGCAAATACTTTAGCTTTAAGTATTGGTGCTGTTTTTGCTGTTAGTTCTTTTCAAAGATTTGGTGACCAATTAATTCAACTACAAAATGGTTTAAGAATTGTTACTAGAGATACTATTGAATTAGCAAAAGCTCAAAGTGACCTTTATAAAATATCTATTGCTACAAGAACTTCTTTTGATAATACAGTTAGTGTATATACCACTTTGGCAAAAAGTACAAGAACTTTAGGTGTTAGTACTAAAGAACTTAAAGATATTACAACAACAATTCAACAAATATCTTCAACTTCTCCTGGGGATATTCAATCAGTTACTGCAGCATTAAGACAATTAAGTCAAGGGTTATCTTCAGGAACTCTTAGAGGTGAAGAATTAAATTCTGTTCTTGAACAATTACCAAGATTAGGTGAAGCACTTAAAACATCTTTAAATGTTAATACTGGTGAATTAAGAAAGATTGCTGAAGAAGGTGGTTTAACAACTGCTATTGTTTTAAAAGCAATTAAAGAAAATTCAGCAGATATTAATGCTGAATTTGAAAAGACAAAAGCTACAGCTGCTCAAGGTGCTGAAAGATTAGGTGTATCTTTAAAATTAGCTATTGGTTCTTTAAACTTATTTGTTGGATCTTCTGAAAAATTCTTTAAAATTACAACTAAAATTGCAGAAGCAATTGATAAATTAACTATAACAGCAGGTCCTAGATTATTTTTATTTACACAAAATATTCGTAATTTAGTTGACGATGTAAAAGCTTTTACTACTACTCAGTTAATACTACGTGATTTAAAAAGTTTTAAAATAAATTTATTTGATATAAAAGATGCAGCAGAGCAATATAATTTTATTAGAAATTTATTTAACAGTCTGATAGTTTTAAAAGCTAATGTAAATACATTATTTAGTACTCCAATTGATTTTTCAATTGATAGTAGTATAAGAAGTGCGTTTAATAATTTAAGTGCTGTAACATCTTCTTTAGGCTCTGTTGCAAAAATTCTTTTAAAACCTATTCAAGAAAGCTTTAATAAAATAATTGATTCTTTCTTTAAAACGGTTATAAGGTACCTAACAGAAGATACAGGGTTTGCTATTGGAGCTTCTATAAGAAGAATTTTTGTATTTGTTTTAGAACAAATGTCAATTGGTTTTGCCAGCTTAATTTCTTTATTTGAAAAACAAAATTTAATTGAAAGACTTACTTCTAAATTATCTAAAGCTTTTGATCCTAATTATGGTTTAGAAGCTTTAAAGTCTTTTGGTAACTTTGTTGTTGGTTTCTTTACCGGGTTGTTTGAACCCGTTATAATTTATGTAGATAATTTATTTAAAAACTTTATTGATAAAATTATTAGTCAAGCAAGTAGATTAGGTAAAGAAGCCACAGGATCAATAAGACAATTTACAAATTTTGTAAAATATTCTTTTTATGATGCTTATGATAAAGTTGTTGGTAATTCTTACTGGCCAGATCTTATTGATGGTGTAATAGAATATTCTAAAAATATCTTTTCAGCTTTACCAAGTATAAAAGAATTTACAACAGGAGTAGTAGATGCTTTTAGTAAATTAACAGAAACAGTTTTTAATTTCTTTTCAAGTACTTCTACATTAGATAAAATACAAATAAAGATATCAGCTGTTGTAGATAAATTAGGTTTAAATAATTTAGGTGAAGAACTAACTAGAACAGTTTCTGCAGCAGTTATTGCAGGGTTATTCATAGCGTTTGGTGGAACTACTCTTAAATTAGTTGCAGCCAATTTCTTTACAGGTTTTGCTTTATCTAATTTCTCTCAAGAATTAAGACCAATTGTAGAAGGTGTTTCGCAATTTTTAGGTGAAGGCCTTGGTAAAATTACACAACAAACAGTGACAGCAATTAAAGGATTAGTTGTAGAAATTATTACAGCTGTTCCGTCTATTGTTAGTAACTTTGTTGGTGGTTTGATTGATGGCTTATTAGGATTAAACAATGTAGTAACTAATTTATTAAATTCTATTCCAGCTTCTGGTCTTTTATATACAGTTATTTTAGGGTCTGCGTTTGCCGCTACTAAAACACAAGAAGGTATCTCTAGTTTTAAAACTGGCATAGCTACTGTATTTAATACAATTGATGTTGCAATGAGAGGTGTTCAAAAGAGTACACCTTCTGTATGGTCTGCTTTAATTCCAAAAATAGATAAAAACTTATTAGTTGTGGGTTTAGCTACTATAAGTAGTGTATTTTTAGGTGGTGTTAATGCCTTAGAAGCAGCTATAATTGGTACACCGTTAATATTAACTGCATTATTCGGAAGTGAATTTACTGGTAATTTAATTAGAAGACTTGTGACAGATGCAGCAAGCTCTACTTTAAATATAGTAAGCAAATTATATGATAATGTAAAGAAATATAGTATAATTAAAGCCTTAATACCTTCAAAAGATCTTACTGATAATCTGTCAAAAGCTAGAAGCTCTATATCTAATGTATTATTAAATTCTAATTTATCAAAATCAGTTGCAAAACTTGGTTCAGACTTTTTAGAAGTATTTTCTAATATACCTGCAAATCTTAAAAAATACGTAGAAGGCTCAATTTCTTTTAAAGACTTATTTTTAGACAAACCCGATATAATTGAAAAAGATATTTTAGATAGGGTTTTTACAGTTAAGAGTAAATCAACTTTAGTTAAAAGTTTTACAGATGTTATATCTGAAGTGAAAAACTTATTTAACAATTTAAATATTGGTGATAGTTTTTCAAGAGGGTTTGCTTTAATAACAGAGTCTTTTAATGTTTTTAGAACTACTTTTAGAAAGGGTTCTGTTGACTTTATAGATGCACAAGCTGTTTTGTCACAATCTTCTATTTTCGGAGCTTTATTTACAAATATATTAGCTAAGTTTACAGCTTTTAAGTTATCTTTAGAAACATTAGCTGCAGCAGGTGGTGCCACAGGTATTGTTGGTAAAATACTATTAGGTGTTACTTCTCCTAAATTCTTAATAGGAAGTATAATTGCTTTACTTGCTGTATTTTCTGGGACAGCAAGTGCATCTGATGGATTACTTTCTTCTTTAAATGATCAAATAAGCGTATTTGGAACTTTATCTTCAGTAATTGCGTCTTCAATTGCTGGATATACTGCTTACATAGGATTACTTGCAGCTATTAAATTATATAGGGGAGGTCCAGAAGAAGCTATTGGATTCCTCAAAAATACAGTTACTGATATATTAAATTCAATTTCATTAATTTTACCAGGATTAAATAAAGTAAGGAGTGTTGTAGCGGGTGTTATAGCTGCAATCTTTGATAGAAAAGCTTGGGAAACTCTTGGTTCTGGTATTTCTTCAATCTTACTTGATATACCAGAAATGCTTGAAAAGGTAACTTCTTCTGGTTTTTCATTAGGTTCTTTATTTAGTTCAGAATTTTATGAAGGGCTATTAACAAAATTAAAGAGTTTTGTATTAAATTTAAAATCTAATTTATTAAAAATATTAGCTGCTGTATTTAGTAAAGTAGCTTTAGGTATTGCAGCGGCTGTTGCTGGAACTATTGTTTTAGGTGGTTTATTTGCTTTATATTTCTTTGGTCCAGAAGGTTCTTTCTTAGACAAACTTGATTGGGCTAAAGATAAACTACTTGAATTTGTTGGTTTTGGCGAAGCGTTACAACCTAGAATAAAGAAATTATTAGAGTTATCGCCTGATGCTAATATTGGAGATGTTCAATACTCAGCAAGACTTTCAATTCGTGATATTGATTCAGAAAAATTATCTGAAAAAGACTTTCAATTATTAGAAAAAGTTAGCACAACTGTTAGTGAAACTATTTCTAAATTGCAAGAAGCTTATAAATTACAAGGATATTTAACATCTTCTCAACAAGAAGAATTGTCTGCAGCAATTGCAGCACAAAGAAAATTAATTGACAATTCTCCTAGATTAAATGCTACAGGTAATTTTGATGAAGTTACTGCTAGTTTAATAAAAGCTGTTGGTACAGTTGATACTAGTTTAACTGCCACTGTATTAAGAATAAGTAAGTTAGTGTTTAGTACTGCTGAAAATATTATTATTTCAATGGCTAGACCTGTACAACAAGCTTATGCAGCTGTTTATGAATTTTTAATTGGAACATCTTCTGAAGTTACTAAATTTGTAACAAAAGTTGGTGTAAGTATTTCTGATATTTTCTTATATGTTCCAAGATTAATTAATGATAAATTTATTCAACCTTTATTTGAAGAATTATCAACGTTAGGGGATTATGTTGCTGAAAAACTTGAAGAAGGCCTTGAGAAAGCTAAAAAGATTCTTAAAGCGACTCCTTTAGGTCAAGCAATATTTCCAACTATAAGCGATAAAGAGTTAGCAAGAGCAGCTCAATTAGAACAAATCAGTGGAAGAATTTCTGAACTTAAAACATACGCTACTCCAGAAGAATTAGATGAAATTATTGCTGCAACATATAATTATAATCTAGAGCTACAACGTTATGAAGCACTACAATTATCAAATATATTTAATTCAGACAGAGCAAACACAGCTTTAGCTAATCAGAGCGTTGCTCTAAGACAGGCTGAAGATGCTTATAAGAATTTAACAGCAAGAATTCTTGAATTTACAGAAAAAAGAAAAGCTGTAAATGAGTTTCAAGATTTACTTGAAGGTCTTAAAATAAAGAGTAAAGATCTTCTTGATGTTGAAGTAAGCTTTATTAGAAAAGATGAAGTTGAGAGAATTCAAGAAGCTTATAAAGAAATAATTGCTATTCAAAAGAAATTATCAAGACGTGATGAAGAGGGTATTTCTTCTTTTGCTCAGAAGTCTGCATTAGATGGTCAACAAAATGCTATTTTAGCTTTAGAAAAATTCCAGGAACAAGTAAGAGCTAGCCGTAAAAATATAGAAGAAAGTTTTAATTTCATAATTAATATTGGAAATATTGATGCTACTAAAGATCAATTAAATAAATTATTTAGAGAAAATAATACAGGTTATAAAGACTTACTGAATACTGTAACTGCGTTAGGTACTGCTCAAACTAAACTTAATAACATAAGCTTTGAAGGATTATCAGGACAAAAGTTAATTGATGCTGAAAATAATGTAAAAACATTAACAGCTGAAGTTGAGCGTTTACAAAAGCAACTTAATTTAGCTTTTTCTAAGAGTCCTTTTGATACCTTTAATGCAAAATTACAACAACTAAATTTACCACAAGTTAATTATGATGAATTTATTAAGCTTGGTGAAACAGTATTTAAAGACCTAAATGTTCGTTTGGATGATGCTATATTTAAGAAAAATGATTTGTTTAGCCCAAAGAAATCAAATGCTTTTGGTAATTTTTCTGATGAATTAGCTAGAGTTAACCAACAAGTTAAAAACTTAGGAAGTGAAATAAAAGACACTTTAACTACTAAAGCAAGCAGTCTTGCAGCAGCATTAGGAGTAAGTCAACTTGAAGTTGAAGCTCGTGGTGTTGATGATAAGCAATTAAATACTGTTGGTAACAGACTTTCAACTAATATAAAAGCTTTAGAAACTGAAACAGATGAAAAGAAAAGAAAGAAGCTTTCTAGAGACATTTTAAGAGATCAAAATCTCTCACAATTAATATTTCAAAAACCTGAGGCAGCTGCTAAAGATTTCTTTGGTAGATTTGCAAAAGCTATTTCTACAAGTGGTATAGATATAGATATTTCTGATTATCTTAAAATAGAGGATAAGAAGTTAAGAAATAGTTTAATTGCTGAAGCTAATATTATAAAGAAAAGATTAGATAATACTAAAGGAAGCACAATTACAGATGAAGCTTCTTTTAAAGCCGACTTAACAAGACTTGATGAAATTAATGCTAAAATAAAGAAGTTAGCTAATGATAGTTTAAAGACTGTTAGTGGCCAATTAGCTTTAATTAATGAAGCAGGGTTATCTTTAGATCTTGATTCATATCTTAAGTTAGATCCTTCAGTTAGAAATGACTATTTAAATTTAGCACAAGAAATTATAAATATAAATGAATTACTTACAAAATCACAAAGTCTTTCTCAGATTGATATATTAAAAGGCAGAAGAGATGCAGCTCTTACTCAACAAAAGAACTTAAGTAAAGGATCTGAAACTTTTGATTCTCAATTACAAAATGCAAATTCTGTTTTCTCTGGTCAGAATTTAACAAGAGAAGTTTTTGCTAAATTAGGCGATGATGCCCAACTTGAAATATTTTTACTTGCTGATAAAATAAGAAGTAGAACAGAAGACTTAACAAAGTTAACTGGTAAGCAAGCCTCTGAAGCAAATAGGCAACTTGTTGAATTAACGAAGAGCTCGACTACGCGAGTCAATGAAATTGTAGGCACTTCTAGAAATTTAAGCGAAACTTTAATAAATTCCTTTGATAAAATTGGATTTTCAATTTCTGAAAGTGATGCAAGAATTATTGATGTTGTTGATAAATTAAAGCTTACTGAGTTAGCTAATAGAATCGATAATTTGAATTTAAAGACAGTTGGTAATATAAATGATGATGCTGTTGTAAAAATACAAGAGCAAATTTTACAATTAAATATAGTCTTGGAAAAAGCTGTTGAGAGTGCTTTAAAGAAAACACAACCTTTGAAAGCAGAAGTGCTAGGTCAACAGTTTGCAGAAAATATTATCAATACAACAATAAATAATATTAAATCTGTATTTTCAAGTGATATGACTGTTAGAGATTTTATAAAATCTACATTAGATATATTTACTAACAGTATTATAAATGCCTTTATTGAAGGTTTATTAGATCCTTTTACAGGCGAAAATGGTTTAATTAAAACAACCATTAGAAATTTCTTTAAAGATTTATTTACTGATGGTCAACTTATTAGTAAAGAAACTTCAGGAAATAAAACAGTTCAAAAAGCTTTTAATACTTTAACTGAAAAGTCATCAGCTTTTGTTGATGGTTTTACTGATAAATTAAAGAATGGTTTTGATTTTCTTAAAAATAGTATAGGTGATGTGTTTGGCTTTGTTAAAGAAAGTCTAAGTAGTTTTGGGAAACTAGCCTCAAGTCTTTTTAATAATATAGATTTTGGTTCTATGTTTGAAGGATTTAGTTTTAAATCTTTATTTTCTTTCTTACCTTTTGCATCAGGGGGTAGAGTAAGAGGTCCTGGGACAAGTACTTCAGATTCTATAGCAGCAATGTTATCTAACAACGAATATGTTGTTAAGGCTAAACAAGCACAAAAATTTTTACCTTTACTTGAAGCTATTAATAATGATGAAGTCCCTAAGTTTGCTAATGGTGGTGCAGTAACTGCAATTAAAACTACTGCACAAAGTTCAAAAATTATTGAAGCTAAACCAACTCAAATAATTCAAGAATTTAGTCTACAAATTACTGGAGATGTCTCTAGACAAACAAGAAAAGAAATTCAAAGTATGATTGCTGAAATAGCTGCAGGTGTTAATGATCATAATTTTGAATTTAGAGGTGCTCGTTAAAATAATTAACCTCGTATATTAATACAAAATGTATTTAGAGGTTATTTTAAAGGAATAAAAATGGTACAATATGGTATATTAAAGGATATAACTAATACAGGCTCTAACGAAGAATTAAGTTCTATATTTTCGGCGCCAGTTTTAGTTATTAGTAATTCACCTTCTTTTAATTCAGATTCTATGTCTTTAAGAAGAGCATCTTCTTCTCAAGGTGTTCAAAGATGGGAAATAGAAGCTGAATTAATGTCTACTGTAGGTGATGTAAATTATTTTTTACATTCAATTTTAAATTCTACAGAAACAAAGATATATATTAGAATGCCTGCATTACCTAACTTAATTGGATTAATAGATGGTAAAACATTAACATTAGGTGCTACTATTCTAAAAGGTGCCACTGATTTTAATGTAAATGGCTTAACAGGCGCACAATTAGTAAAAGGTGAGTTTATACAATTTGATGGTGATAATAAAGTATATGTTGTGATGGAGTCTGGTGTAGATGGTGTAGCTGCCAGTTTATATCCTCCAGTTAGAACTGCTAAATTAGTAAACACACCTATTAAATATGGTAAATTAGTAACAATGCATGGTAGATATGATACTAATAATTTAAAAGGGTTTAGAATTATAGATGGTCTTATTAATTCTCCTGGTAATGTTAGAATAATTGAGGATTTATAATGCAAGAATTCAGTCCGAATGTTATTCAATTAATAGCATCAACATCTATTTCTAATTTCTTTTTAATTAATATTAAACATTCAGTACCTCTTTTATATACTACTTTACCTTATTCAGTAGAAGTAACTGAAATTGGAGTATTTACTTTTGATAATTATATAGTACAAGTTGATGCTCCAAGATTGACTTCTATTGTTAGTAAAGCTTCTTATAAAATAAGTTTAGCAGATCCTAATTATAATTTTAAGTCTTTAGCTGAGAATGGGTTAGTAGGAACTGAAGTTGATTTGTATATTGGGTTTATAAATACATTATCAACGCCTTTAGGTGGAGCAAATCCAGGAGAACCTCTTTTATTATTAGAAGACTTACCTTTAGTTTATAGTGGTCAAATAGATAGTCACGGTTATTCTATTAGTGAAGATACTGGTATAATTTTCTTTATTGATTTAGCATCGCCTATGGCTGCATTAGGTGCTGTTAAATCTGTTTTAACTTCAAAAGCCGAAACACGAGCAAGATTAAGTACAGATAGTGCTTGCGACCAAATATACGCAGGTTCTCGTGCTACCAATTTGCTTTGGGGTAAACCTTAGAAAGGTATAATATGGGCTTTTCCGTTTTTTCTTTTTTCTTAAGTGCTGCTTATCAATACCATCAAATGAGGTCTCAGAAAAAGAGACAAGAAAGAGCACAAAAAGAAGCTAATGCCAGAGCTGATGCAGCAAAAGGTATAATACTTCCTGTTGAGGGTTCACCGGATAATTTATTAATTCCTTTTGGTAGAAATTTAATTGGTGGAGTTAGAGTATATCATAATACAAAAAATACATTTACAGTAGCAGCTGTAAATTCTGGTGGTAAATTATTTAATTCAGGCCTGACTAACTCAATATCTGGGGAAAAACATGAATTTTTATTTATGCAACAAGTTTTATCAGTTGCAGGATTAAATGATGTTTTACAAGTATTTATTGAGGGTGTTTTATGGAATGATAAATCAATAAGCTACGGTAATAGATTACATGTTTATCCTAAAGGAAATGTAGTAGATTCAATGGCTGGTGCTAATTTTCCTGAAAGATTAGATGCTCATTTTAATGAAATGGCTTATGCATCTTGTGTATTTAGATTAAATAGAGAAGAACCACAATATGGCGGTGTTCCACAAGTTCAGTTTTTTGTTGAAGGACTTTGTGTAAGAGATATTATAAAAACAGGAGAAACTTATTCACTTTCAAGTCTAGAAAGTTACTCAGTAAATCCAGCTTTATGTTTATTACATTATTTAATAAATCCTGTTTATGGAAGAGGATTAAATGTTTCAAAAATACATCTTAAATCTTTTTATGAAGCAAAACTTGTATGTGATCAAATGATTTATTCTTCTGTAGCTAAAGAAGGAACTTTTTGGGCAGCTAAACCTGTTGAAAGTGTTCGTTCAATAAAAGCTTTTGAATGCCATACAGTTTTATCAACAGGTAATCCTTTAAGAGACAATATTGAATTAATATTAGAAACAATGGGTCCAGCTGAATTAATATGGACAGGTGGTCAATATCAGTTAAATTTTAAACTTCCTTTAGTTCATGATGATTTATTAACTTATCCAATTGATACATTAGTGCAAGCAGAGCCTTTTACTAATGATTTTAGAATTTATAAGTCATTAATTAATTCTAATGGTAATCCTGTTACAGACGCTGTTTCATGGGAAGATGTTACTATAATAATTACCGATGATGATATTCATCGTGGTGAGTCATTAGAAATAACTTATCCTAATGCACAACAAAGACTTAATAATGTTACTATTAGATTTAAAAATGAAGCACAAGATTTTATAGAAGATACTGTTTCTTGGCCACCTAAAAATAATTATATTGATGGTCCTAATTTAAATAGAGGTGTATGGTCTGCTGTTACCGCTTACAATAAAAGTGACATAGTTACTTTTGGAGCTTCTAGTTATACTTTAGCAACAGGTAAAGCTCGTGTTTTTAGTTCAAATCCTGCGGATGATCCTGCTTGGATTGAAATTAATAATAATGATGTTTATAGAGTCTTTTTAGCTGAAGATAATTATGTACCTTTAGAAATAGATACATTTGATAGTGGCTCAATTGATTATTATCATGCTTTAGCTAATGCTGAACAAAGAGTTAGAATATCTAGAGCAAATGTAATTTATAAAATAAGATTAATGCGTACAATGATTGGTATACAACCCGGTGATATTGTTAAATTATATTCAGATGTGTATAATATTCCAGGTGAATTAATTAGAATCGAAGAAGTGAAAGCAAATGATGCAGGTGAACCTGAAATAACCGCTTATAAGTATGATTCAAGACAAAATGCTTGGTCTGCACAAGATGATGAAATAGTACCTCCTAGAAATTTATATAGTGATATTATTGAAAATGCTACTAATTTATCTTATTCTCCTAATACTAATACTAATAATTCTGCAGGTAGATTGAGTTGGTCTAAATCAGCAGATGGTCGTGTTAATCAATATATAATAAAATATACTTTAACTGCTATTGAAAACATAACATCTACAACACAATGGATTGAAGTTGCAAGAACTAGTAATTTATTTTATGATTTACCTGCTATTTATAGTGGTAATTATACTTTTACAGTTGTAGCTTATGCACCTGCTCTAAATAAGCAAGCACCTTTTTATGATGTATTAAGTGGTTCTGCCTGGCCTTTTATTTCAGTTGGTATTCCAATTACAGTTATAAATAATACTTCTTATTTAAATTTAAGAATTTACAAGAGGTCTCTTACTGAACCTGATTTACCAACTGGTGGTTCTTTTAATTTTACTAATTTAAGTTTTGTTTCACTTCCTTTAGATTGGTTCTCTAGTAAACCTAATGGAAGTGATCCTTTATGGGTTTCTTATACTGTAGCTAAAGTACCAGGTGGTGTAGGTGTTGATGCAGCTTTAGTATGGTCAGAACCTGAATTATTAGTAGAAGGACCTTATTCAATTGATTTAACTAAACCATCAATATTAATTCCTGAAGGAATTGGTAGCAATGATTATTCAGAAGCTATTGGCAGAATAAGAGTTATTTATTTAGGGACTGAAATTACAGAAACAAGTGATGTTACTTTTTCAATAATACAAGAGGTAAATTGTTCAGTAAATATTATTAATACAAATGGAGTTACTAAAGGTATATATACTGTTACAGATTTATCAGCAGATACTGGTAGTTTTACAATAGTAGCTGTATTTGATACTTATACTGTTTATAGATTAGTTACTCTAACTTTATTAAAAGCTTCAGAAGCTTATATTCCCGATTTAACACCACCTCCAACACCTTCTTTTGTAAATGTTACAGTAGGTTTTGCAGTTGCTTTTATTCAAGTAGGAGCTTTAGATTATAGTCAAGGTCATGGCCATGCTAAAACACGAATATACTCTGCTTCTCCAGATCAAGCAGACTTAGAATTACAATGGGCTGATTTTGAGTCTTTATTTCCTACTTGGTGGATGAATGAATCTTATAATTCATCTTATCCAGGAATACGTGAAGAAAAAATTGCAGATCCTTTTTATGATACATCAATATTAGCTGTTAATGATCCTGAAGGAATTGCTTTATTATTATCTAGAGCTGGAAGAACTCTTATTTTTAATTATTCAGATGCTATTTTTGTTTCTGAATTTTTAGGATCAAGACATTCTTTGGCTATACAACCTGCAGTAGTAAAACAAATTTGGTTATCTAATGTAACAATTGATGGTGTAGAATCTGTAGTACCTTATGGTCCAGTTGTAGCATGGTCTAGCACAGCAGTTCCAGGAGTTGCAGTAGGCTTACTTACAGCTGATAATATTGTTTCAAGTACCTTATATGTTGATTCAAGAATCAACGTTGGAGATAGTATTTATATTGATGGTAAAGGTTTTATAACTCACGCTAAAATAGAGTTAGGAGATGTAAGTTACCAAGAATACTTAGTATCTCATTTAGAGTCAATACGCCTTGAAAGAGAAGAATTTGGATTAACTTTTAATACAGCTACTGTTAATTTTAATGGTCAAATACAAAAATATATTTATACTCCGAGTGCTTCTGATGAATTATTAATATGGAGACCTGTATTTACAAATGCTCTTGAAGGTACTGCTGCTGCTAATTCTATTGTAACAGTTCCTGGATTAGTTCAACCACCATCAGGTGCATTTATTGAAGATGTTAATTATCAAGTAGGAAGCACTAAAATAATATTAGGAATAAGTTCAATGACAACTTATGATCCTAACTTTAAAAATCAAAAACAATTATTAGCTTTAAGCTATGATACTGTAAGTTTCACACCTGTTGCAAGTGGTTACGGAACTTTATCTTTTATACCTCGAATTAAATTAACATTAGATACTAATAATAATTCTGAAGATTTAAACGATACTCTAATTAATACAGCAACAGATACTTGGACTTCAGCTACTCATAAAACACCAGCAAATACAACTCAAATAACTGTAACAGCTGCTTTTTTATCAAAAAGAGGTACAGGTACTGGTTCTAACTGGCGAAGAAGAAAAGTAACTTGGAGAATTGATTATTTACAAAATGGTGTTTGGATTTTAGGGTCTACACTTTTGACAGATATTGGACCTAATTTAGAAGCATATGTTTCAGCTCAATTAACTAAAGTATTTCCTTCACCTGCAGCTTGGAGTTGGAGAGTATTTGCTACTGCAGCAGATGTAGGAGGAGCAACGCCTACATTTTCTTTAGCTGGTACAATTTACACTTATAAAGATGAGTTACTTTATGGGAGTACTAGTGGTACTGATTATGATATAGCTAAACTAGCTTATTATAAAGAAGCAGATGCTGCACCAAATACTTTTAATTTATTAGATATGACATTACAATTAACTACACCAACGCAAACCGGTGAAATTTATAAAATAACATTTGAAGGAACTTTAGAAATTGGTATTGTTTCTGAAATTGGTTTAACAAAATTTATATCTGTAGAAAATTTACAAATTGGTTGTGCTGCTGTAGCTCCTAATGGATGGGGTTATACTATTAATACAGGTCCTACTTTATATGAAGTAGAGTCTCAATATACACCAGTCTCTAGAACTTATTCATACTCATACACTTTAACAGGTTCCTCTTTAACTTTAAATAATTTATTTATAAGATCTCAAAAAGTAGATGATGGTTTTAATAGTTTAAGTGCAGCGGATTCTAGACAATATGTTAAAATGACAACTGCGAATATTAAAGCTAGAGTATATAGGAGAGTTGCTGCTACTAACTCAACTACAGCTGTAAATAATTTTAGATTAGATCAATATTCTTATAGTTTATCAGCTGCTGAAATATTAGCGGAAGGAACTGTAAGGTGGACTTTAATTGGTGAATCTGGAACTTCAATAACATGATTATATTCAGACCTTCTATTTTTGAATTAAAAATTTTGATTGATATATATGCTAATGTAGCTGGTAATCAAATAATACCTTTTGATAAAAACGTAAGTTTAAACAATCTTAAATTAAAATTTTATAATAATGCTTTTATTAGAGGTATAGAAGATAATGGTGAAATAACTGCTTTTATTGTAGGAGAAATAATTTTTCATCCTCATTTAGCTTTTTCAGTTTTACAACAAACTTACTATGCTTCAATTTATAAAGGTATAAAAGCCGCTAAGGCAGTAAAATTACTTCATATGGCTTTATATGAAAAAGCTGAATTAATGAAAATACCATTAGTTATGTCTATGGGTTCTTTTCTTGATGAAACAAATGTTTTTACAAGAATACTAGAGAAAGATAATTGGATAAGAACAGGCTATTTAGCTTGTAAAAAAACTTCATATTGGAATACAGTTAGCAATTAGAGAAAGTGTGGGCGCCGCCTCAGAAAAATACTGGCAGGTTGTATCCAGGTTTGAGCAGGACGCAACGCGGGCGGCGACCCCTACCCTACCCCACTAGCCCGACATCCGGCGGCCTTCCGGGGCCAGTCTGGTAACCCCTGAATTTGTAAATTTGTTATTTTTTAGTAGTAATGAAAGGATTATGATGGCAAGATCTAACATACTTGATCCTACAAAAGACTTGCAAAAAGATTCTGGTGCTGTTTTATTTTCTTTCATAAGAGGTGAACAGCAGGAGTATCCTGTAATTATAGACTTTGTTGACGATATTACTAATTATATATTAGAAGCTGTAATTGTAGAAGGTTTAAATGTAGTTTCTATAGATGAAATTCCTACACAAATTGCAGACACACCTGTAGTAACAACTTTAAATATAAGGAAGCCTTCTTATACAGGTGAATGGAATATAAGCACTTCTTATGATAAAGATGATGTAGTTCTCTTTCAAGATTTGTATTATATATTAATTTCAGGTACTGGATACATAGGTACTGAGGATCCTTCACTAGATAGTAATTGGAGTCTTCACACTAAAAATACAATTTTTATAAGATTTCCAAAAGAATTAGTTGATGGTTGGGATGTTGTTCCAACACCTAACTCTACTGTTTATGGTTTCTTTGAATTAAGTATTTCAGAACCATCAGGTGCTTTTCCTCGTATTTGGAAACCAGTTAGAGGTTTGATTCAATTTGGATTTAGTCCTACAGAATCAAATTAATAATGAAAATATTAAAAGTAAAATTATTATTGCAAAAAGCAATTAATTTAACTAAAAGTTCTATTAGAGAAAAAGAAATAAAAGCAACAAAACTTAATTCTAAAAATCTTATTTTTAAAAATAATGATACAATTGTAATAGCAACAAGTGACTTTAAGAGTAATTTTAATTATTTAGCGGATATCTTTTATAAATATCCTGAAGATACAACAAATATTAATACTTTAATAATTTTTGAAATTGTTAAAAATAATTATGATGAAATTAATGTTCCAGAAATACTTTCAAATAATTTTATTAAAGTATTAAATGAAAATGTTGATATAAGTGATATAATAGATATTATATTGGCTTCTATTGAAAAATATTTGCAAGATGATATTTTAAGTGAAGATTTAAA